GTCTGTTGTTAAGAACTTTGTTTGTTCTGCTGCTGTAATCGTGTACATATATTTAAGAACATACCCACCTTGTGCAAAAGGTGATGTGGACTCTGAAGATGGCTCAGTGCCAGAATATGCAGTCCCACCATTATTATCTAGAACTTTGTACACACGATTTGCAGAGGTGCGAAAGAAAAATGTCGCATCGTAAATACTAGATGCGCCAGATGTAGACAGATTTGAAGAACTAACATTATCTTCATACATATCGTAAGTTGTGTTGTTTGACCAATCACGACGAGGAACCGCAAAGGAAACATCAGAGGATGTAATATTTTTACCTGCAATTGTCTGATCCCAGATATAATATTCACTAGATACATCATCAGCAGGTGTTGGTGGTGATGCGTCTGTACCTCCACTTGTACCACTAGTAAACTCTGTTGCTTTACCAATCAACATATAGTATTTGTTTAGCGCAGCTTCAGAAAACGACTCTTGAAACTGTGTCGCATTATGAAGTCTAAATTTTTCTGTTATGATTGCTGTCATTGTTCGATTCCTCTAATCTGTATTAGTATTTATACATTATTATGGACTATGCCTTAGTTATCCTCAAATTATAAGTCGTAATAGTTGCTGCTGATCCGTTGGGAAATTCTTGTGAACGATAGTCATCACCAGATTGTAATGTTTGATAATTACCAGCTCCGTTCAATCTAGTATCAACCATAGCGGTTCCTCTTGTATTACCACCAGATGTTGCCATAGAATATACAATTTGGTAACCATCACTTGATTCAGAAGCGGTTTCTCGTATCCACTCCGTAAATAATCCTTCTATTATAGTCTCCGTTGTTTGTACGGTTAACTCCAAATCATCTGAAATAATTAACGGAGTTGCCAAGCTTGAAAATCCGTCACTTCCCTGATTTCTTCTGTGGAGAAAATAATTTGTTACTGTTGTTGGTTGATCCAATGTCTCAGGAATACCAGCAGCACTGTATGCACTTGTATCTGCGCGAGTATCTGTGAACACTGGATTACTAGCATCTATAACAGTGTATCCAGATGCGGCTGTTGAAGAATTAGTAATGGTGTAAGTTCCAGCAGTCGTATCAGACTCAGATGCAGAAATTAATTTATCAATTGCCGGATGAAGAAACGTGTCCTTAATATCAGCAAGAGACATTGCTTGAATTGAGTTGGTGCTAGAGTCAAAATACACAGGCCAAGTTGTTCCAGTATCAACTGTGGGGGAAACACTTGCATAAGTCTGAGCAACGCGATCATATGTTACAGTAACAGTGGCAGGTTCAGCGGTTGTACCTTCTGCAACAAATGCAGATGCATTAGTAGACGCAGCACCAGCCTGTAATCTCGTATCAGACATTGCCTGCAAGTTTTGTGCTGAACCAGTATCAACTGTTAGAGTGACAGACGGACTACCACCATACAAATAACATATATGATTTACCCACGCCGTTACTTCATCAGTAGACATTTCTTGTAACGTGTTTGCATCATCATATTTTAGTGGTGCGCGAACTGTCATAATTAAAATCCACTAGTGCCATATAAACTACTAATTACAATTCCATCAGAATTCTTTATTTGAAGAACAGCAGTTGTAAATTGAGTGGCATATTCCAGTATAAGTTTTTCGTTTGCATTTGTACTACTACCATCTGTGCCGTTTAGAAGAATTTCATCTCCAGCATCAGTGCTACTACCATCACTTGCGTCCATAATTACTCCACCACCATGAAGATCGCCCTCGACCCCCTGTGTCAGAACACCATCAATGTGTGTTGCTCCAGAAATATCTGCGGCACCATTAATATCAATCAATGTAGCGTTTAGTTCAATCTCATCAGTGGCATTGATATCTAAAACTGTAGCACTTGGTGCGTTAATATTTTGAGAAGCATCATTGAATTGCAGCTGCATAGTGCTGTTTAAAAGTAATCCTGTATCATGAACATGAGTTAAAGTAACATCACCGTTAGTACCAAATGCTACAACAGAAGCGTCCGATAAAAGTTTTATATCGTCACCAGCAACAATGTCTTTCACTACTGATAGACCACCATCAGTTTGTAGAGAACCATCCGTAGTAGATGTTGCTTCTGTTGCATCATCAGTCTTGAGAATTCCACTAAATGTTCCTGTTGTTCCAGCCACACCGGCGCTGAATGTTCCTGTTGTTCCAGCCACCCCAGCGGTGGCAGTAATCGTGGTTGTTGCGGTGATCGCACCAGTTACATCAAGACCCGAACTGTCGATATCGACTCGTTTGGTTCCACCAGTGGTGACGTTGACCGTATCGGCTGCACCAAAATAAATACCAGTATTTGTGTCACCCGTGTTTGTAATAGATGGCGCTGATACGCTGCCGTCTGCAAATGATGCAACACCAGTAATCGATGGACCCGCGAGAGTAACAACAGAGGCGGTTGCACTAATACCAGAACTTAAAGCAGTTCCCGTACCCAACAGAGTATAGATTTCAACAAAGTTATCATTTATTTTGTCACCACCGACACGAAGAGTATCACCTGTACCGTCGCCGACGGTGGTTCCTAATCCTATTGATTGATATGCCATTAACCTTGCCCCCTTTCATCATAGTAACCATTAGTATTAATATACACTGTACTATCAAAGTCTTGCCTAAATGCTACCTGACTTGACGTATTGGTTCTAACTATGTGTGTGCCAGCAGCAAATGTACCGTTGTTATTAGAGGAATTTTCACCCGCATTATTAGAATTAGCAAAGACAGGTTGAGTATCTGTTACATTAGGATGTGTAATAGTAATTTGAACATCTCCATTACTGTTCGATACTCTTCCCACTAGACCAAGTATAGCTCTAGTTTCGAAACCAAGAGGTGCGCTAACTGCTTGTAATACACGGCTAGTTCCAAGGGCGGTGGCATTTACATTATTAATCTGAACATCAAAAATGAACTCATCCTGAAATTGTGTAAAGTTTAGGATGTTTGACGAACCATCAGTAAGAACTGAACCAATTCGTCTATAAGCAGAAGCAACTCCAGATGTGGCCACAAGGTTAGCTGCAGTTGTAGATGTATCAAAACCAGCATCAGTTCCTCCAGCATCTAGTTCAACAAGATAGACATGATACCAAGTATTTGTTGATAAACTTACACCGTTTGCCATACCACCATTACCACTACCAGATGCCCAAGTAGCATCAATCCTTTTAGTAAGGGTAGAAGAGACAGTTAGATCAACACCATTAGCGGTATCCCTTGCTTCACCGACTGCAATATCAATATCATGTTCACTGTCGCTGCTATTATTAGATAGTCCAACACCAGACAAGTATCCTCTAGGTAGCCCAGCATCAACATAAGTCTTAATTCTTGAGGCAGCAACTTTTCTATTTGTACCGCCAGCACCATCGTCAATGATGAACAAGTCTGCATCAGCAATCGCAGCACCAATATCTGTTGCACCATCGATGTCTAGGTCTGCAAGTGGAATGGAACCATCAGGAAATACTGGAGCTTGACTAAAGGTTACGGCACCACCAGAACTAATTGCAATCGCATCTGTATCTGAAGCAGAACCAATATTTCCAGCATCAGGAATGACAATATTGCCACCAGTGGTCATTGTACCACTTACATCTAGGTTTCCGTTAACGTCAATTAAAGTTGAAGTTAAGTCTATTTCATCGTCTGCAGCGATTGACAAATCACCGTCAGCAGTTGAACTAATGTGAATTGCGGTATCACGAAATATTATCTTTTTATTTGTAGCCATTGTTATGGCATCTGCTTGTGCAAGTGTTCCACTAATATCAACATTACCATTAATATCAATTAATGTTGAATTAAGTTCAATTTCATCATCGGCATTAATGTCTAGATCACCATCAGCTGGCGACCCAATATTGATTGCTGAGTCACGGAACTGAACCACCATTGCCGCATTAAGTAACAATCCTGTATCAGCAATATGTGTCAACGTAACATCTTGATCATTACCAAACTGAACTGTAGAACCATCTGCAAGAAAAAGATCAGAAAACTCTTTCGTTGCACTACCAATAGTCGCACCATCAGCTGTTGCTGGTAAAATACTTGTGGTTATCTGTGGACTTGTTAGTGATTTATTTGTAAGGGTCTGAGTTGCAGTATTAAGTGTTACCGTATCAGAAGTTAAAGAACTACCGTCGCCAACTAGAGTATAAATCTCAGTGAAGTTAGCATTTATTTTTGAACCTGTTGCTCTTAAAGAATCACCTGTACCATCATTTGCTGATCCACCGAGTCCTATTACTGATTTTGACATAGATTTCTTCCTTTATTCTATTTATATCGTTTAATTATTATGAAGCATCGAACTCGATGCTGCTATCAAAACTTAAATTATTGGATGAAAAAGATAAGTCTGTCTGCCTAAGGTAGAAAAGATTTTCTATAGCTTGGATGTATAAATCAGTTTCAGTTCCATCCTCAAGAATAATTTGATCATTCTCATCTGCCGCAGTATTGAACACTATGAAATCATAATCGTCTTCAGCAGTTAATTTACCAATAGTATTAACAAATATATCGGCTGGTGTATTGAACGGATCAAGTATGGTGCTACCAGATACACCAAATGGAGGCATACCAGTGTTTAATGAATCTTCTAGTGCGATAAACGTCCTTTCAAGTTGTATTTTTTGACCAACACCAAATCCAGTAGAGT